TTTGAATTATGTCTTCTGTAACAATGGTAGAGAAGTAGCTGGGTTTAACACTTTTTCTAGCTATTGAAAGAAAATGATTATCAGTAATTGCTAGTAGTACAAAACAATCTTGTAGATGCTGACTTATAGTATCATTATTCATGAGAAGTAGGCTTATTTAACGATTTGCTTCCACTATTGAGCATATCAACAAATTTGTTGCTTTCCATAAAATTTTTAATTTTTGTTAATTCATCAAGCATTTCTTTGTTTTCAACAATTGTAGCAACTGCTTGTATAAACTCTTGATCTACTAATACGAATTTGTCTTGATTAAGTAAGAGATTATTTTTAATTTCTATAGCAGCTTTTAATTCTTTGCTATAGTTTTCAGGAGTTATTTCAGTTTCATCAAATCTATGTTTACAATCTTCAACTAGCCAGTTAAAGCTATTTATTATCTCTTGAATATTCATTTCAAAAAATCCTAATTAACAATGATTATCACTAATTATTATACATAGTAAAAACTTAGGAGCACGCGTGTGCTTAAATGATTTCATATAGGTTAATACATTTGTATTCAAGCACGTCTTCCTTTTAGTTCCAACGCAGTCCTTATTGATTCATCTGAAATAAAAATACTAAAAGGAAGTGAAAAATGCTTGGCTATTTCTGTATGTAATTCTTTTTGTATTTCTATCATTTCTTTAGGAAAAATTCCTGCTTTAACGGGCTTGAGATATTTTTTCTTTTTGCACAAGTCTCTGCTCCTCTTTATATCTTTTTTCAATCATTCTATTTACTGTTCTTCGTGAAACACCAAGTTTTACTGCAGCTTTGTTTCTATCTCCATTTGCTATAGCAAGAGCGATTGTGAGAGCTTGATCTGTCATTTTATGAATATTGAGATCTATCTCACTTATATTAGATCTTGGTAAAGGTAATTTAATTATACAGGCCATTTAATTAATCAATCCAAGTTCATCAATAAATTGTGGCATAACTACTGTCCACATATGATCTGAACATAAATGACCAGGAGCTAGAGGTGTAGATCCTATTTTACTTTGTTTTAATGCTCTGATTAAATACTTAGCCATGTTTTCTGGTCTAATTTTAAACTTGTTTGCAAATTCTCTTGCTTTTTCAGCTGCTTTTATGAATTTCTTTTTATTTTCAGCTGACCAATCAACTGGACAATTATTTGGGTTTGGTGAATTAAGGACTTCTTTTTCATATTCATATGTAATTTCTATAGTAAGTTGTGAATTTTTATCTTCAGTTATTTCTGCTGTGGTTGGATTTTCTGCATCCATTAAATCTTCAAGTCTGCCGTACTGTTCTCTCAATTTACTTGTAGACAAAATATTTTTCTGCCAAAATTCATTTTTTTGGCACCACAAAATTACATTAAGAACTTTTTCTGGGTCATGTTTATCAATTCGAATAATGTAATCCATATAATCGACCCATGATTTTATTTTTTTCTTATATGCTTCACCCTTTTCAATTAATTCTCCGCCAAATCTGGTGGGTCGTCTTTCTAAAATCAAATCAAGTAGCAGTTGTGTAAGTTGATAAGCAATAGAATTCTCATCGGTGGTTGACTTCTTTTTTGCTGTGGTCTGATCGATTGATTTTGATTTCTCATCGATGTGGGATTGGTCGATCGCTGGAGGGGCAGCTGTAACCACATCGACTTGATCATCACAACTGCTGTGGGGACTACTGCTGTGAGATTGATTTGCTGTGGGGATATTATTATATATATTATTATTATTTATTTTATTATAAATATCCTCACAGCAGTTTACAGGTCTGATCGATGTGGGGACGTGGTCTGATCGATGTGGGGACGTGGTCTGATCGATTGATTTTGATTTCTCATCGATGTGGTCTGATCGATGTGGGGACGTGGTCTGATCGATTGATTTTGATTTCTCATCGATGTGGTTTATTTTTGCTTTGATATAAGGCACTTCTACTACTGCTCTAAGTCTTTCAAAATCATCAATATTCAATTTAGACAAATCTTCATCTAATGTATCTCTCTCTTTAGTGTATATATAGAGAAGATTGATTAGTTCCTGCATTGTTTTAACCACAATATTTTCTATCATATACTAATATCCTACAAAATCTTAATTTGTATTTTTAATTTTATACGATTAATTTTTTATAAAATTTCAAACAAATCTTAAAATATTTTACGTATATATCTGATAAAACAAGTATTTTATTTTGAGGGTTAGATATGTTAAATATTCAGGCTATTTTTGATAGTATCGATGGTGAAGTTAATGGATTTAATGGAGCAGGCGAGCTCTGTACATTTATTCGTTTAAGAGGATGTAACTTAAGGTGTGAATTTTGTGATACAAAATATGCTCAAGACCAGAAGGCAAAAGAGTTAAAATCTGTTGAAGATATATTAAAACTCAATATCTTACCAAAAGTCACAATAACTGGTGGAGAACCTTTAATTCAAGAAGAAACTACCCAACTTGTACTTGGTCTTCTTGATAGAAAACATAGAGTATCGATCGAGACAAATGGCAGTTTAAGTGTTTCACACGATTTATTTAATCATATGCTAGCTAAAGAAAATCTTCGTTTGATTGTTGATTATAAACTTCCATCATCAAAAATGGAAGATCAAATGAGAGCTATGACTTTTTTTCAACTTCGGGATTGTGATGTTATTAAATTTGTGATTGATGGAATTAATGATTTTTACATAGCTCGGGGGTTGGTTTTAGCTAATAGAGATACATGGAAGGCCAGGAAAGTATTTAGTCCTGCTATCAAATATTCAGATATTTTTACTGGCTGGCCAAAGGCATTAGCTGAAATGATGATAGATGAAGCTCATATGATACCTGATGTTAGTTATTCTCTACAAATACATAAAGTATTATGGCCTGGAGCGACACATGAGCGATAGTATAGATATTGAAGAAGCAAAAAGATTATTAAAAGCTATTGATTTACTAGCTACTCGATTAACTGAGAAAGAGAAGAAATTTATAATTGATATGGTAGATCATCCAGAATATGAAATGACACCAGGTAGAGTTAAGTGGATTTGTGACATAGTAGAAAAATATAATATTGTATGAGTTTTTAATTGAGCAAAATACAAACAATACTCAGCGATCTTCATCAATATAAGAAGAAATTAACTTCTATAGAGGATCTTGATAATAAGGGAGTACATAATTTTTCTCTTCCAGTGTTGAATACATACTTCAATTTAGATGAAATAAGAAATATGTATGGCTTGATTGTTTTTGAAGGAAATATACTTCTTCTTCCTTCTGTTCAGGGCCGATTTAAAAGTTTCTGTTTCAATCCAGAGAATGATAAAATACAAAGAAAACTTATTGATTACTTGATAAAATTAGGGCCTATTTATTCTCTCTACCCTGAAGTTTTTTTGTCTGGTGCTCACTCTTTTATTGAAATTGGATACGATCTTGAGAAAGTTTTAAATCCTAATTCGTATCCAAATAAGAAAAAAAGATATCAACGATTAATATATCCGTTTAAACAGTTAGAAAGATATAAAGTAAAAACAAGATCATTCATGTCAAGCGAAGTTGATAGTAATGCAGTAAAACTTCTACATGATGAGTGGGTAGAGCATAAACTTGCTGATCCTAACACATTTAAAATAATGTTTCCAACTAATCGATATATTCGTTGTTATGATTATGCAATTCAACATGTAGGTTATTTTGTTTATTGTTTTTGTATGGCTAAGCAGTTAATTGCAGTTCGTGTTGTGGGTATACAAAAAGACATAGCTTATGATTTAGCAAATTTTGGTAAGTACTGGGAACTTCCATCTAATATGATGGAATGGCTTGATATTTATGTACTGAGAGATTTGTATCAGAGAGGCATGAAGAAATTTAATTGTGGTGCTCAATTGAACAAAAATTTGTCTTTATTTAAAACACATTATCCATCATATGAAGTGAAGAGTTATATGTATTCACAAATTAAAGTAAAAGAAGAACAAAAAGGATTTTTCTGATGATTCTTGAGAAATATGATGAGAATTTGCTTGGCTCAGTTGTTTATATGTTTCAATATATTTATCGACTAACCAAACATGATATTACAATTACTTTTGCAAAGAATTATAAGTTAAAAGTTAGTCCTCCAAAAAAGGTTGAAATTTCTGAAAAGTTCTTTCGTAATTTTAAGTGTAGTACTTGTGGAGAGTGTTGTTCAAAAAGGCCTGTTTCGTTGGTGTATTTAGCAAGTAAAGCTGTTTGTTTTGATAATTATGTTGATGACCTTACTGTTCTTGATATAAAAAAATGCCATAATTTTGTGGTTAAGATAAATGAAAAGAGTTACGAGATTAAAGCTTATCAAAATGATAGTAAAAGATGTCGGTTTTTAAAAGATAATTTATGCCAGATTCATTCTATTAAGCCTTTGCATTGTGCCTTGCCTCATATGCATATTGATGGCAATAAGCAAGGCATAGCTCGATTAACTAAAAGGCAATATGGAAGGAATTGGTTGTTTGGTTGTAAAGCTAAAGAAACTTCTTTTGATTATAACGTATATAGAGATTGGGATTTGCCTTTGCTTAGAAAGCTTTGTGATCTGGCTCAAGCTTTAGATCTTGATACTTGGTGGCCAGAAATATTAGTCTATTTAGAAAATCTTGATAGTATGCTAAAAAATAACAATATACCAAAACAAGCTATTTTAATTTATGATTCTCGACAGGAGCAATTAGTGAAATGAAATATATTTATATGGCAAATCTTGCTACATCTAATAAAGAAGGATTTTGGACTGATAAATTGTTGTCAGGGGAAGTTGCTTCGCTTGAAACGTTTTGGAAAGGAAAAGATGTAGCAAAGCTTTTAGACAGCAACTCTAAATTAAGTATATTTATGGACTCAGGAGCACATTCGTTGCTTAATGCAATGACAGGTTTGATTAATAGCAATTCAACAGTTAATTCAGAAAAGGTGGAAGGAATAAGAACATTTTCAGAAGAGGAGTTTAGAGAAAGGCTGGATTCAAATGCACAAATATTTTTTGCAGAAAAACAGAGAAGCATGGTTCAGGGGATGGCAGATTTTTCCCTTGCTGATAATACAGAAGTTAGGAAGTACCTTGATGAGTACATTGCATTTGTACATAAATACAAAGATCAGCTTCATGCTTATGTTAATCTTGATATTATTTACAATGCTGAAAAATCATGGGAAAATCAGAAATATATGGAGTCAAATGGTTTAAAACCTCTTCCAGTATTTCATTTTCTTGAAGATTTTAAGTGGTTGAAAAAATATGCTGAAGAATATGAGTATATTGGTTTAGGTGGAATGGCTACTGGTTTGAGGAAAGCTGATTTTCTTACATTTGCGTATCAGTGTTTTCAAATAATTGCTGAAGTTAATCCTCAACTTAAAGTACATGGTTTTGCTGTAACATCTGTTGATATGATACAGCGATTTCCATTTTATTCAGTAGATAGTACGTCGTGGTTAAAGAGTGCTGCTTTTGGTAATGTCGTTGTACCTAAATGTAATATTAAAGGAGAGTTTGATTTTACTTTACCTCCATTAGCTGTTGTTGTATCAGAAGAAGCAAAGATTAGACCTAATGTTACTAATCCTCATTATACAACAGCTTATACTGAAGAAGAGAAAGAAAAGATAGAAAGCTACTTGAAAGGATTAGATATCGATTTACTGGCTTTAGAAACATCTCATCACGAGCGACAGAAAGTTAATGTAATGTATTTTTCTCAGTTATTAGCAAAAGGCATTGCTCCGTCAATCGAAGAGTTTAGAGCCATTAAAACTTTATTTTGATGCAAGGAGAAATGAATGGAAAGTGTTAGAGAAGGTGTTGAAGATAGGATTGAAAGATTCAAAGCAAGAGCAGATATACTGATAATTAGAGAAGACGGTGTTGACCTTGAGATTTCAAGTATTATAAAGCCTATTTTGCAATCTTATTTGTTTGAGAAAGATAGTTTTGAATTGAGAACTAATATTGCTAAAACAGTTCAAGAGCATTTGAACAGAGCTTTTTCTAACAATTCTAATATAGCATTACGTGTTATTCCCAATGAAATTCATAGAGCAGCATTAATTTCAATACTTTGTTTACAAGAAGCTTGTTTTGATGTTTTTATTGTTCCTAAATCTATTGAAGTTAAGAATATAGAAAATGCCTAATGTTGTTGTATGGTCAGATGAAGTTAGATGTAAAGCTATATTGAGAAGTAAAAATGTGTGAAGAGTTAAATGAGGAACAAGTTCAAGGTAGGAAAATTGCAGAGAATTTAGTAGAGCATCTTGAAATTATGGGTGCAGATCAAATTGAATTTCCTATTCAAACTGATTGTGGGTGTTATTTAGTAAAAGTTATTAAAACACTATAAAAAATAAGGAAAGGATAGTGGTATGATAGTAGATCGTAAGGAGTTAGTAAAAGCACTTAATAGAGTAAAGCCAGCATTAGGAATTAACGTACTTGTTCCAACATTTCAATGTTTTATTTTTCAAAATGATAGAGTTGTAGCAACCGATGGAACAATGATAATCAAAGCATCTTGTCCAGATCTTCAAGCTACTTTTGCTATTCCAGGACTTTCTTTCTTGTTTTTACTCGAGAGTCTTTCTTCAGATACAATTGAATTAGAACTGGAGGATACAAGAGTTTTAATAAAAGACAAAAAGATTGTAGGTACATTTACTCTTGCTCAATTATCATCAATTCCTCAGCTGCTGGTTTGTGAGAATATGCAAGAAGTTTCACTTGAATTATATAAGGCTTTCAATTCTGTCAATATAGTGTTTCAAAAGATAGTTCAGTAGGGCCACTATGTGGAGTAAGAGTAGACGGTAAAGATATGTTTAGTACAGATAGATATAGAATAGCTAATTTTACTGCTAAAGAAAATCTTCTTGCTAATCCTTGTACTCTTCCAATTAAACTTGTTCAGACAATTTTGTCTTTCAAAAAAGAAATTATGAAAATCGGTTTAATTGAAGATAATCAGATTGTGATAGAGATGAATGATGGGACAATTCTTTCTTCTGTTCTTTTAAGAGGAGAGTATAAAAATCTTCTTCAATTTATTCCACCACAAGAAACAATTGTAGATAATTTAGATTTTCCTGCTTCTCTTAATGAGATTTTAGATAGGCATATCACTCTCCTTAAAAACATTCAAACTCTTGATAAAGAGATACGAGTAGTAGTTGAAGGCACAAAATGTATATTTACATCAGTTGATAAAGATTTAGGAAAGTTAGAAGAGGAAGTGGAATTAACTAATCCAGTAAAGCAGAGAATTGAATTTTCTGTTAATCCGTTATTCTTAAAAGAAATTGCACCTATTTGTAATTCTCTTACGTACACAACAAAAGGAGCTATATTATTTGTCACAGAGAAGCTTATTTATGTTGTGATAGAAAAGCAGCCTAAATTATGAGTAGTCAACCAGCTTTTTTCTATACTGAGAACGAACTTCTGTATCAGAAGAGACAAGAAGAGAAGAATAAATCTACTGTAAGAAGTAGTTCAAAATCAAGCACAGGCCGAAGTAGAAAAGCATCAACTCCATCTCCTGAAGTTTATAATTGTTCAACTTGTGGTCTTTCGGAAAGGTGTCATTCTCCGAAGATGCAGAGGTATGGTCAAGGACAAAAGAAAATTTTATTAATAGGCGAAGCTCCAGGCCGAACAGAAGATGGGGAAGGTAAACCTTTTGTAGGAGAATCTGGTCAGTACTTATCTTCTGTTTTACAACAATCTGGAATTAATATTGATAGAGATTGTGTTAGAACAAACGTTATACGTTGTCATCCTCCTCGAAATGCAACTCCTACGAATGATCAAATTAAGTGTTGTTTTGCTAATTTGATGAAAGATATTGAAGAAGTTAAACCACAGCTTATTATTTGCTTAGGTGATGTAGCAATGAAAGCTGTGATGAAAAACGATGTTTTTAAAGGCAAAAGAGCTGATTTACTGGCTGTTAGCAGAATTCATGGTTATGTTTATCCTTATCAGAATTATCAATCGTGGGTAGGATTAACATATCATCCAGCAAGTACATTATATGATCCTTCGGTTGATCCTGTGTTCAAGAGGGATATAGCATCAATACTCAAAGAATATCTCAATAAACCATTGCCCAAACCACTAGATAGATCAGGTAATTATCTAATAGATAATCCAGATGATGCTATTGAGTTTTTGAAATCAATAACTGATGTTAATTTTGTTGTGTCTTTTGATTATGAAGCAAATCGATTAAGTCCTTACGAGGTAGGGGCAAGACCTTTATCAATAGGATTTTCGTCTAGTATAGATGAAGGGTATTGTATATGGCTTGATAATCCTACTTGGTCTCTTCCTTGTCAAGCTTATGTAGTGCAAGCATTTAAAGCATTTCTTGCAAGTTCTACTCCTAAAGTTGTACAGAATTTTAATATGGAAGAGACTTGGTCAAGAGCTAAATTTGGCACGAGAGTTAATAATATTATTATGGACACGATGGTTGCATCTCATGTTAGATTTTGCAAATCTGGAACTACATCATTAGAGTATCAGGTATTTCAGATGACCGGAGATGTTTACAAAGGAGATGTAAACATTAAGAAGATGGATCAAGAGCCAATTGAGCGATTATACCCATATAACTGTCTTGATGCTCGATATCAGTATATGTTATATTTGGTTATTAAAGAGTATTTTGATAGACCAGAGAATAAGTGTCAGAGAGATTTTTATGAATTTTTACATAAAGGCCTTTCGACGTTTGTGGATATGACAGAACGAGGATTTCCAGTTGATAGAAAACAACTTGATACTTTTGAAGAAGAAGCAAATGCAGATATAGTGAGATATCAGAAAGAATTGGTTCAGAGTGAAATAGGATTAAAATTTAAAGAAAAGTATGAGCATGATATTAATATTCAATCTAATGTAGATTTACCAAATTTATTTTACAATATACTTAGAACAAGAATACAAAGAGTTACAAAAGAAGGAAATTATAGTCTCGATGCTGAAGTAATAGAAGACATATTAAGAAAAGATAAAGATCCTCTTGTTTTGTCATCAGCACAACTTGTGAAAGAATATAGGAAAGTTGTGAGTTTTAAAAAGCGAGTTAAAGAGTATAGAGGATGTTTGAAAGAAGATGGCTACCTTCATCCTTGTTTTACTATGAATATTGCAGAGACATTTCGTTCAAGTACAACTGATCCAAATGTTCAGAATATGTTTAAACATGATGAAGAGTTAATGAAATTTAGAAAAATTATTATTCCTCGTCCCAACCATATTTTTCTTGAATCAGATGTAAATGGTATTGAAGTAACAACTGTTGCAATGGTTTCGGGAGATAGAACTCTTATTCGACAGCTGCTTGCAGGAGTTGATGTACATAGAAGATGGGCAGCAAGATTATATAAAAAACCAGAATCAGAAATTACTGGTTTAGAGAGATTTAATGCAAAAAATATGTTTGTTTTTGCTTCTTTATATGGAGCCGTTCCTGCTTCAATAGCTGGGGCTATAGGTATGAACAGAGATCATATTGAAGCAGTTCAGAAGTTGTTCTGGGAGGAGTATGCTGAAGTTAAAGAATGGCAGAATAGAACTTTAGCCGAATACCAACAATATGGATTCATAACATGCGTTACAGGATTTAGGCGGTATGCTCCATTAAGTATAGAGCAAATTTATAATACTCCAGTTCAAGGTCCAGCTTTTCATTTTGTTTTTGATGCTGTTCGTAGAATAAATGAATTTTTAACAAGAGAAAGATTTAATACCATTATTCGATCTGAAACACACGATAGTGTATTATTTGATACACATTTAGATGAGTTAGAGACTGTGATGATGAATGTTAAGAAAATTTTCGAGACTAAAGTATTTGATTGGCAAAGAGGTCTTAATTTTAGCATATCGTGGGAGTGGGGAGAAAATTATTATGAGATGCAAAAATTAAAATAATTTATAAGAAATTTTATAAAAAAGTTCGTATATATTTTTATACTTGTTATTTGTTTGAGAGCATAATAAATGTTATATCAACAATTAAGACCAACAAAATTTGAAGATATATTTGGTAATGAAGCTGTTATATCTTCTCTAAATGAACAAGTTCGACGCAAACCTGAAGATCGAAAGCATGCTTTGATATTTCATGGTCCCTATGGGTGTGGAAAAACAACTCTTGCTCGGATTTATGCTTCGATGATTGGCTCCGATGATATGGGTGTAATTGAAATAAATGGTTCTAATACTCGAGGTATAGATACTACTCGAGATATTAGTGATAAAATACAATATGGAACACTTTCAGGAACACCAAAAGTATATATTATTGATGAATCGCATCAATTAACTTCTGCAGCACAAGAGCTATTATTAAAGCCAACCGAAGATATTCCTGTGCATGTTTATTTTATATTCTGTACATCTGATCTTCAGAGTATCTCTGCTGCTTTAAGACAACGGTGTTTATGTTTACAAGTATCAAAACTTAATGCTCGGAAAATGCCCGAGTTTATTAAATCAACTGCCCAAAAAGTAAATTTTAATATTAGCGATGAGATGGTAGAAGCAGTTAGCATGATATCAGATGGAGCTCCAAGGCTTGCTGTTAATGCTATTGATATGATCAGAAATTTGTCTGATGAAGAGCAAATGCTAGACCTTTTGTTAAAGAATACTGAAGTAGAAGCTGGAGTATTAGATTTATGTCTTGCATTGTCAGAAATACCCGAAAATCGTTTTAATAAAGTTACATATATATTGAAATTATTAAATTCAATACAAGGCGATTCAGAAATGATTCGTATGTCTGTTATGAAGTTTGTGATGCGGAAGATGATGGAAGCAACTAATATAGCAGATATAAGAGATTATGCTTCAATCATTAAAAAACTAAGTGTTAGTACATTTTATCATGGTAGAGCTGCATTGGCCGCTCTTGTGGTGGATGTTTGTATGATATACAATGAAGGAGATAAGAAATGACAGAGTCGATAGATCCAAGGCTTGCTGGTATTCAAAGAGAGCGAGAAGAGCAGAAAAAGAAAGATGTATCAAGGTTTTATTATGTTGATATTGATAAACTTAATAGACTTGGTATTAAACAATTTAAAGCAAGGGTGGGCGATAATTTTATTGCTGTAATTCCTCCGAGTGATTCTCCAGAGATGTATTTTGCTCGGAAAGTGTGGGTTCATGGAAATATTGGGCCTGATCGACTAACTTTCTTGTGTTTGAGGAAAACACCCGATATCATAACAAAAGAACCTCTTAATGAAAAGTGTGCTTGTTGTGAACGCTGCGATGTGATTGCTGCACAAGATGCAAAAGATGATAGGCTTGTAAATCTAAGTGCATCTAAGAGATACTTATACTGGATTGTTGATCTTGCTGATTTGCCTCAAAATCCGACAACTGAGATGATGGAAAAAGCGAATTTACCATTGATGTGGTGGGATGCTGCAAGTGGGGTAAATGATGAGATTTCTGGGCAGTGTCAGTTGAGAAGAGGCGGTGGATTAATTAATATAAGTCATCCAGATACAGGAAAAATTATTGTTTTTACTCGAACTGGACAAAAAGCTATGACTAGATATACCAGATTTGGTATTGAAGATAGAGGAGCTCTTCCAAAATCATGGTTAAATGTACCAAAGTTTGAGGATATTCTTCGAATAGGAACTTATGAAGATATGCAAGAAGCATTAGTTGGCGTTGATTCAAAACAAGTTGATGATGATCTTGATATAGGAGATAGTGAAACTGTTCCGACTAGAGTTAGCAGACAAAGAACAGATGTAGTTGATGAACATTCAGCTCCGAAAAGAGAAGCAATACCTACTCAATCAGCTGCTGTTGCAAATACAGTAAAAGAAGAACCAAAAGCTGTTCCAGTTGAGGCTAAACCGGTAGAAGCAGCTAAACCAGTAGAAGAAAAGAAAGCTAATCCAACTCCGTCTATTCCAGAGGAAAATGATTTAGCATCGAGAGTTAGTAGTATTAGAGATAAGATTCGAGCAAAATCTCAAGGAAAAGCATAGAAAATGTATTTGATAACTTATGTTACATATACAGAAGGATGTATGAGTTTTGCTTTTCACAATGTTTTAACAAGTCTTTCTCCTGCTGCTTGGCTTGTTAATAGATTTAAAAATCAAGTAACTCTAATGCAACAGAAAGTATCAATCGTATATGTATTAAATCTTGCAGCGGAAGATATAGAAGTTTTAGATAGTTTAGAAGACTTTATTAATGAAAAGGTTTTAGGATGAGTGATATTAAGAACGCTACGTTAGTTGATGATATACTTGCTTTTGTGAAAGAAGTTAAAAGTCAACTTAAAATTAATTCGGCTAATATATTTCAAGAGTGTATTGAACAAGCATTTTTCTACGAGGATATATCAGAGGTATCGGCGGAAGTGAGACATTCTTCTAAGAAAGCAAAAGCTAATCTCGAACGAGTTAGATCAGCCTGCGCTCGAGATATTAGAACCAATCCAGGAAATTATGGAGCAGTTAAGATCACAGATTCAGCTGTGCTTGAGCTTATTCCATTGCAAGCAGTGTATAAAGAAGCTGAAGATTTATATCTTACTTCATTGTATCTCGTAGATCTTCTTCAAGGTTTAATGGAATCAGCTGGTCAACGAAAATCAATGTTAAGAGATATTGTTACTTTATACACATATAATTATCAATCTCAAACACCTATTTCAACTAATGTAGCTAGAGAAGCTGCTGCTGATGAACGAGAAAGACAAATTGCTGCACTTAGAATGAAAGAACAACAAGAAGATAGAAATCAAGATTTGAAAGACGAACGACAATTAGAGGTAGAAAGTGAGCAAGCAGGAAAACCAACAGAAAATAGCTGAGGTTGCAGCTGAAGTTGCAGATACAGATCTATTAGATGATTTGCCTTCTCCTGTTCAGTATTTATCAACTGGCTGTACACAGCTTGATTTAGCTATTTCAAATATATTGCCAGGCGGATTTCCAGTTGGAAGAACAGTTGAGATAATGGGTGCGGCCTCAACAAGTAAGACAGTATTGGGTATGCTTGCTATAGGATCTTGTCAAAGAGCAGGAGGAGTAGGATATTTTGTTGATGTAGAAGATACATTTCTTCCTTCGTGGGCTAACATGTTTGGCATTGACATAGCTAATAAAGATACATTTAGATTATTTGGGGGATTGAAGGCACCATCAACTATAGAAGCGTTTTATGATGATTTTTTAGCTGGTGTGATTGAAGAAAGCAAGAAAGACAAGAGAAATAAAATAATTGTGGTTGATAGTTTAACGCCACTTGCTGCTAAAGATGAAGTAGACAGGAAATTAGATGAAGGGTCGTATAAGACACAAAAAGCAAAACAGATGTCAGCTGCTTTCAGAAAATATAATCCAATCGTTTTATCGAAGAATAATATTAGTATAGTATATATAAACCAAACTCGAGATAATGTTGATACACGTGGACCAAAAGAGACAACAAGTGGAGGTAGGGCTCTTGAATTTTATACATCAGTTAGGATTTATCTTAAAGTTAGTTCTAAGATTGAAAATTCAGCTGCAAAGAAAATAGGTGTGTGGATAAAATTTGAAGTAACCAAAAATAAAGTAGCTCCCCCTTTTAGAGATGGTATGTATCGAATCTTGTTTGACTACGGATTAGATGATATATTTTCAAACTTACAATTTTTAAAAGATAATGGTTATGCAGATGGGGAGAAGAAAGTTAAGTTTGCAGGCGAAAGTAAAATGATTTCAACAATGGTAAAACATGTAGAAGCAAATAATCTTGAAGAGCAGCTTAAACAAGAAGTGGCTAAGGTTTGGAAAGAAGTATATAAAACAGAGACAGGCAGAAAACAACGAATATGGATTTAACTAAAATACAATCTGTTATTGGTTTGGATTTAGCAGCAAATACAGCTGGTATGTGTGAAGTAGAAGTTAGTACAGGGAAGGTACTGAGGTGGGCTTGTATTGTTGGAACAAAAAAATTTGCTGGGATGAAACTTCCAGATTGTGGAAAAGCTTATCTTCTACCAACACAGATTATATCTGGCAACTCCCAAAAAGCTGAATCGAGAGATAATTATTTAGCTCGGCGTAGATGTTTTATAGAAACAGTCATTTATAGCTTTATTGCTGAATCAAATCAAGGTTACAATCTAGTTTGTTTAGAAGGATATGCTTATGCATCTCAATCTCGTGGATTGTATGATATGATTGAGTTATCTGGTTGTGTAAGATCAGAGTTATGGTCAATTGGTATTCCTCTTCGTATTTATGATCCAAGAAATATAAAGTTTTGGGCTACAAGCAAAGGAAATGCTAAGAAGCTTCATATGGTTTTAGAAGCTAGTGAAGGTGATTTGTCTCAAGTACCTCAAGGCATTCCGCAAGAATTTTTTCAGAAAGGATCGAAATTTCTTGATCCTATTACAATAGGAGAAAAGCAATATACTCATGACTATACAGGGCCAGCAACAGACGTCATTGACGCAATGTGGATTGCTCAGATGGGAAGGATGGAGTTAAGGCTAAAACGAAAAGAATTAAGTTGTGATAATCTTCCTTCTCATAAGACAAAAGCTTTTATTAGTGAAGCTAAAGATGAGAAAATTACATTTTTTGATAAACCTTTTATTTGTAGAAATGTTGATTAGTATGTTAGTATTAACCAATAGAAGATCATTAAGGAGCACGCGTGCTCCTAAGTTTATAGTATATAGATAAGAGTAGAATAACTAGATTTTAGAAAGAAAAATGATAAACAAACTCATAGTACATAATATTCAATCACACCCAGATTCAGAAATAAATCTCTCGAAAGGAGTGAATATAATTTGGGGAGCGTCTAATGCTGGCAAAACTGTTTTGCTTCGAGGTGTATTTTTTGTTATTCGAAATCGTCCTTTTGGCGATGGATTACTTAGAGACGATGAGAAAAATTGTTTTTCATGTATAGAATTTGATAATGGTATTGCAGTAACAAGAGGAAAAGATCCAGATAATTTTTATGAAGTATTAGGTGTTCAAGCTGATCCTATAGAACTCAGAGCTTTTGGTACTGATGTACCACAGGTTGTAAGGGATGCTTTGAATATTGATGAGATAAATATTCATGATGAAGATTCACCATATTTTCTTGTACTGGATACTCCTGGTCAAGTTGCTTCATACATTCGTACTGTTGCAAAATTAGATGAGATAGATGCAATTATATCTTTTACTGCTAGTCAGATTCGGGAGAAGGAAGATATATTAAAGAAGGATAAAATTAAACTTGAAGCTTTAGATGTGAAGGTGAAGAAGCTTGAAGCTATTGATTTAGATCAACTAGAGCTGCTTATAACTTCAATAAAAAATACTAAATTACAGCAGGATAAGATTCAAAGTAATGTTACAATACTTAATACTTTGATTTCTGATCTTGGTAAAATAGATTTGAGATTAAATAAACTCAAAATTCTAGATTTAGATAAAGTCAGATGCATAAATCAAGATATTTCAGGAATTATAAAAGATATTGATATAATTCGAAGAGACAAAGAAAATATTACTACCCTTATTAATCAGTTAGAAGAGACATGGGAGAGACAAATAAAATTACCAGAAAATGTTCAGAATATAAAGGATCAATTAAAAGAAGTAAAAGAAGCTAAAGAAAAGGTAATGATTAAGATTTTGTCTTTAAATTCTCTGATTGAGTTTATTGAACAAACAAATAAACAGATAGATGAAAAATTAATTATTTGTAAAGAGCTTGAGCAACAGAAAATAGAACTTCAAAAACAGCTTGAAGTATGCCCTTATTGTGAGTCTCAATTAACAACGGAAACTAGAATTAAGTTATTGGAAAACACAAAATAAAATGTTTGAATGGATAAAAAGTATAATTAGAGTATTACTTCCAGAAGAAGCATATACCGATTTCTATATTGTATTTCAAGGACCAGGAGATATTCCTATAATTGATATAAAAGGGATTAGCTTAAAAATAGTAGATAGAGCTTCGTGGACAAAATTTAAAGGCTTGAAATTTTTCTGTGCTTCTAGACAAAAACACATCCTTGCACATCCAAACACAATGCAAGAACTAAGTATGCTTGCAAGAGTAAGTCTCTTGTTACATATTGAATGTCAATTAAAGAAAAGTTGGGAGAGATTTACTTTTTCCAATTTTTGGGTGGTTAGGAGTTTAGGATGAAAGTTTATATTTTTTAAATAATATTAACTTTTAAACGTATAAGAATATATGAAACTACTTTTAATAGGTGATGGTCATATTACAGATATTAAACCTGAGCGAAGGAAAGATGAGAATTTTCTTGCTACAGGTTTGAGTAAAATAGATCAAGCTCGGATGATTGGAGAGCAAAATAATTGTGATATAGCAATCCAAGTCGGAGATATAGGAGAGACTCCTCGAATAAGTCGAAGAGCAATTGCAGAGTTAATTGAATGTTTATCTAGATTTATCATTCCTTTTTACTCAATATGTGGTCAGCATGATATAACAGGTCATACAATGAAGACATATGATGATTGTGCTCATCGAGTTTTAGCTTCCGCGAAGGTCACGAAGCTTCTTTCGTTCAATCCTGTTATGAAGAACAACATTCATATTTATGGTGCTTCGTTTGGAGAGGCAATTCCAAAAGTTTTAGATTTAACTAAATACAATATTCTTGTTATACATGCAATGATAGGTAACGATCTTTTGTATCCAGGCCAAGATATTGTATATCCAGAAGCTTTTTTGAGACAACATCCAGAATTTCAACTGGTGGTGTGTGGGGATTATCATTATAGATTTGTTGTTGAGTATAAAGGTAGATATTGTGTTAATCCAGGAGCTTTGTTAAGATTAACAATCAATGAGAGAGATCTAGCTCATAAGCCCGGAGTTGTGGTATTTGATACTGATTCAAACAAATTTGATATTATCAAATTTACTGTCATTCCGCCAGAGGAGATTTTTGATTTACACAGAAAAGAGCAAGAAGAAGATAAAGACAAAGCTCAAGCAGAAGCTTTATTACTTCAGTTTATTGAAAATTTAAAAAAGAGTGAAAGAACTGGAGTAAAATGGACAGAAGTTTTGCAAAAGCTTCTTATAGAGAAAAATGTAAGTGATGAACTGAAAGCAACAGTAGAAGAAATATTAAAAAAATATTCTCAACAACTGAAAGGTTAGTCTAATGGCAGAGACTCTTATTGAAAGATTGAAAGCTGTTGATAGTAAACTTACTACTATTCAATCAGAAAAAGACAGACTTACTGGAAGAAAAGAACAGCTTTCTACTTCATTGAAGACTTCTTTTGCTGTTGATACTATTGAAGATGCAAAGAAACTAAGAGATGGTTTTGTAGAAGAAGATAATACTTTAACTACAAAAGCTGAAACTTTATTACAAGAAGCTGAAGCAATTGTTAAAAAAGCAGATGAAAGGGATTAGTATGGAAGCTGGGAAAATATTAGATCACGATTTAGCTTGTGAAATGTTTATTTGTATGCCTATAGACACACAAATAAGTTTTCTTAAAGCAATGCGTCCAGATGTACAAGAAAAATTTATGCTTGAAATAGAAGCATATAAAAAACACACAAGTGAAATTAAAAATACAGATCAAGAACTTCTAGACAGCCCAGATGCAATTGCGCCAGGAAAAGGCATTTCTTTTCATAAATTCGAGCATCCAGATTATAGAATACTTAAAACTTTTGATAATCCTAATTCAAAAAATGATTTTGAAATTACTGTTCCATTTGATGAGCTTTCAGCTGTGTGTCCATTGACAAGTTATCCTGATTTGTATTATATAGTTATAAAATACACCCCAAATAAAGCATGTATTGAAAGTAAGAGTATGAAATTCTATTTTCAGAGCTTTCGAAATGAAGGTATGTTTATCGAAGCTCTTGCTAATAGAATAGCTGATGATTGGACAAAAGCATGTGAGCCTAAAACTTTCAAGCTTTCAATCACAATGAAAGCAAGAGGTGGAATAGCTTTGAATGTTGAGATAAAAAGGCCTTCTTATATTTCTTTTCCTACAGGAGAAAAAAAATAATGAAAGTCAATTTTGAAATGACTGTTGATGAGGTTTTGAGTATTAAACCTCGAAGTGGTGGTACTGTTATAAATGGGTATCGCTTTTGTAGTTTTGGAGATGGTGTTGTTGATAGAGATAAATTAGATGAAGAGATAAGAAGTGGAAAGTCTAATAAAGTACTTTTATTATTACAAAAAATTTTTAATATAACTAATAATATACCAGAAATATTTTTTGAGTTAGTTGAGGTACATGTTGTAAAAGCTCATGCAATTGAAAATTATCCTCCTGCAGAGCAAGTTAATTTTACTATACCCAGAATACAAGATGAACAATAAATGAATATAAAAGACTGTGAACAATTTTTGTTAGAAAAGAGAGCTCAATTAACTACAAGCAGAAAAGAGCATCAAGAGCTTGAATCGAGTGTTAATG